TTGCGAAGATAGCAGGGCTTCTAATCCCATTGTTAGCCCTCAATATTGGCGTGAGACACTGGACAGCGTAATCTAGGGTTTTTGGCGTCGCTCATGCTTTGATACTGCGGCTTACGCAGCTCGTCGGCCAAAATGCTCATGGCGTCACACTCACAAATCTGACCATCGAGAAGTTGTCTAGGGTCACAAAACATCCTTCTATGTTTGGCAATGCTGCTGGATCTGTTCCAGTTAAGTTTGGCTGACATAACTGAACACCGGCAGTAATGCTGCCAATTTCGGCGCTGGTCATGCTGCTGGGTACAATCAACAATGGGTCTCGTATATTGATTGTGACACCGCTTTCACTGATGCTGTATGCGGTTAGCTTGCCAGTGTAGTTTCTAGCGTCAACTCGCGTACTTATTGTAGCTTTCCAAATTGGCGTAAACTGCCTGAGCATAACTAGTGCAGTTGATCGCACCTGAAAAGTTGGTGACTTGCAAGGCGCTTTCAATAGCGTTGCATGACCAAACTGAAACGATTCAGATAGCGACTGTGAAAAGTAGGTTGGTTTTGGGTCTGTCGCTGAATACTCAATATACAAATGGCCGCCGGTGGCGTAGGTGGTTGCAGTTTCTATGGGCGTAAACACTTGCGCAAACGTTAAACCGCTTACCGCTGCTGGAACAACCTCGCCAGGTACAGCGCGTTGCTGTAAAACACAGTGTCTAAAAAAATGCTTGTACGGCCTGAACTCTTGACCGATAAAGAAAAATAACTGCGGGTCAACGTTGGCCAAATTTGGCTCAACTAGGGCTGGGCTGTTTGCGTAGCCCAAAACACAGAATTTATCTGCTGGGCCGCCAGTCGCATCGTTCCTAACCAAGACATGACCATTCTGCCACACTCGCAAAACGTCTTTGGCTGTGAGGTTGGCCAACCCTGCCTCATGCTCCTGAGCAGCTCTAAGCATCCGGTTAGCATCTTTGGCCGTTAGTCGCCTGGTTAGTTGGTCACCTGCTAAAAAAGTTGTCATATACCGATCTCCAACAGTGAAAAATCGGCGTCGTCGTAAATCTTCTCAACGTAGGCAAACACTGGTTGCTTCAGTGGGTTGTTCACGCCTGCTGCGTAATCTTGATAGGCAAACCAAAGAAAATCCCAGCCCTTTTTAGTAATCAACATGCCATTGACGTTGTAGTTGGCGATGTTTGGCGAGGCTGAAAAGTTGTAGGTCAGGCTGAACTCATCCTCATTTCGCAGCGATCCCCTCGCACCCAAAAACAGCACCTCGCCAGCCGCTTTTAATCTGAACGTTGCGTTGTTCTTGGTTCCGGCCAGGTTGTATATTGTGGTTTTGTAAGCCTCGGTAACGTCGCTCGCTGGCAGGATATGAGTTTCTGACCAGGTGTAAGTAGGTATCTCGGCCTGTACACCACCAACACGCCCATCCTGTACGTTAATTGCTCCCTTGTAGTCTGGGGCTAAAGTTGGCAAACCCACCAGAGGCGCTCGGTATCGTACCGTACCTTTACTCTGTGTTATCGTCTGGCTCTGGGTTCCGATGTCAAACTCGAAGTTAAATTCATTAACCAGCAGCCGCCTAGCTTTGTCGTAAGCCACCCTGACTTTCCAGGTGTCATTGCTTAGCGGCTCAAAGCTAAATCGTCGCTTCTTCAGGCCATTCCAGCTCGCTGGAGCAACATCATCTACAGCATCAACGGCGATGTCAGGAAACTGAGTGCCTGAGACGATATAAACTCGGTCGGCTCGATTCTCACGGCCATCGTAAGCAACTTCCCCCGCCTGACTCTCCAGGCTGTACTCGATCACGCTTATACCGCTGCTCATGGCTGGAGGCCCCCTGCCGCGACTTCATCTACCAGTGCAGCTGTGTTACCGGCCACTTCTTTCAGTGCGCTCAGCATGTCGGCCTGTAGGCTTCCTGCCCCGAGGCCGCTTATCGCAGCTGCCGTGAACGTACCCGCTGTTTCAGCACCACCGCCTGTGTCCCCTACTGCCTGGGCCATTCCCATTTGCGCTTTCTCGGCTCGACGCCTTGCGTTTTCCTCGGCCTTGGCCTGGTCAGAATTCATTGATGCCATCAAATCTTGATGCGCTTTATCGAGCAAATCGGTACGGTGCTGTTCCCTGGTTGCCTGCTCACCATCCACTTTGGCCATAAATTGCGCTAATTCGATTGCTCGGCTTTTTTTCCTATCGTCGAATTCTTTTTGTTTTTTGGCTTGCTCATCTCCAATTTGTTGCTGGGCGACAGGGGCAGCTATCCCGATCCCCGTAGCCGCTCCGCGTACGACATTGGCGGCGTTTTCCAGGCCGGCTTTTTCTAAGATGCTTGCCAGCGGGTCGCTGACTTGTTTAGTCATATTTGCTACCAGCTTAACAACCTGATTCATGTAGGCCGACCAGCCTTGAACGATGGCATTGCCAGCTGTATCAAATGCGTCGATCAAAAAAACGCGTAAGGATTCAACACCTACCTTTATCTTTCCAATTATAGAATCTTGTACGGAGTAGATATTTGTCCATGCGGCCACAAATGCAAAATTGATGGTAGCCATTGCCGTTTCAAAGCTACCCACAAAACTTGTCACATCTTTTAGCCAATCACTGAATGCATTTGCTGCGATAATTACTTGATCGGCGAGCCAGGTAAGCATTGGGGCAACAGCGCCGCCTATCCTCGTAACAATCCCATTGAGGGCTGCCGACATTTTATCGAGAGCGTCGTTAAATGCCTGGCCGGCTGCTACCTGCTCGCTGGATAGGCTAACGCCTAGCTTTTTTGCCTCATCGCGCAGTTTGGCAATTCCAGCCTCGCCCTCGTTAAGCAATGGCACCAGGTTGGCTCCAGCCTTGCCAAAAACCTGCATGGCCATTGCGGCCTTTTGCGTCGGGTCTTGGATCCTAGCTAGGGCGGCAATAATGGTGTTCAACTGGCGATCTGGGCTAGCCTTTTTGAGACTGTCAGCGTCGATACCCAAAGTTTTCAGCGCGTTGGCGTTGGCCCCGCTAACCAACTGCTTTTGAAATACTCGAAACGCTTTTTCAAGGTCTTCGACATTGCTGCCAGATAACTGGGCGGCATAGCCAAGCTCACTAAGGGCCTGGCTGCTTAAACCAGTCCTAGCTGCCGCGTCGCCGATGGCGTCAGCATAATTAGCGAATTTTTTGGTAAGTGCCACAAGGCCAGACGTAACAACAACCAGCGCACCTCCAATTAATTTGCCGGCCCCGATAAACGGTTTGGCAAAATTCTTGATTCGCTGCGCTGCGTCTTTTAGTGCGCGCCGTAAGGGGCTATCGTCGGCAAAAATCCGAACAAACGCCCCTCCGGCTTCGACTTGCTTTCCGCTGGCCATGGTGACCTACTTAGCTGCAAATAACTCGGTACTGTAGCAAAACGTCAATATGGGTTGCGGTTGCTAGGTTGCTGCCCGTCTTGCCAATCGTGATGGCAGTGTTGGCGTCGTTGGCAACAAAACTCGCACCGTCTGCCAAGACCGTTGCGTTGGTTGCACCAGCTCGTAAGACAGTGCTTTGGGTCAAACCTGCCACGGCTGCTGCCAGCAGCTTAACGCTGGTTGTTTGGGTGCCAAGAATATCAATTGTGGTCGCGGTTGCTGCTCCGCCACCAATTGAAATTAAGGCCACGTCAACAACTTGGTACTTGATACCAGCTCTGGCAGGTAACAGCGTCAAACCAGCGTTGACCTGGGCGGTTGTTACTCGAAAACGCTTCTGATTGACGTTCGCTTCCATACCTGGCACCATGTATGCCACGACTGCGGAATCACCCGACAACGCGGCCTCGACTGCGTAACCAATGGCGTAACCATCAGTCTCGGTCACCGTTACCGCGCCGCTGCCAGCTGTGCCACCTACTGGGTCGCCCGTTGCGTTCCAGTACAGCTTTGCCCCGACGCTGATTGCGCCGGTTACTTTGGGCATCTTGACTGTACCACTAACAACAATGCTGCCGCGCTCGCTGGCTGCCAGGTCGGTTGCAACGATGCCCGTAAGCGCGCCCACGTTCTGTACCACACCAGCATCTTTGGCACCGCTGGGAACGTAGGGTAAAATGTCGGTAACTGTTTTTACTTCTGCTTGACTCACTGCTTTTTCTCCACTTGCTGAACTTGTTTGACTAACTCTCTTAAACTCATGCCGCTTGCCTCGTCCAGCTCAGGACAAAAATCACTCGGCTTAATCACTCGCTTTCCTTGACCACGATTCACGTTGTAAATTGCTGCCGCTATCGTGCCTGCTCTGCTCCACTCTGCTTTCCGCTTCGCCTTTACCATGTAAAGCAAATCGCGCAGCGTTAGGTTTTCTCCGTCGATCCCGAGTTCTCCGCACCATTCACTGGCGACTCGATGGGCATCGCTGCGACCACCTCGGCCACTGCCTCCGCCATCTGCCGAGTGACTGCCTGGGCCAGCTGCTTTAGCATGTCGCCCCTGCCGCTGCGGCTCTGGGTAAAATTTACGATTTCTTCTATCAGCGCCTCCCTGGCTTCTTCCAGTACAGAACCATACAGACAATCATCCAGCTGCTCCCGAGTCCGGTCGGGATGCTGCAACGCTGCCGCTGCAAACACCAGGTCACTCAGTAGCACTGGGTTAGCAAACAGCAGTGGTAGCCATTCTTCCACGATGCCGACGTTTAACCGCTTATCGTTTTGGCCGTCAAAAAACTTTAGGCCATCAACCCGTCTACAAACGCCCACCGTCCAGCGTAGCGACCAAATCTGTTTGCCATCGCTAAAATTCTGCATCAGGGGGCACCGGTAAAGGTTGCAATTGGGTTAGCAACCGCTGCGGGCACAATCGTTGCGTCGATTTCAATGGCACCTTCTAGCGGTTGCGATTCATTCCAGCTGCTGAAAAATCCTTGCACCCGAAAACCTGTTGAGCCAGTGCTAGTTCTTACACCGTCAAGAATTAGCAGGTCAACGTTTGCCCGAGTGTTAGCGGCAGTTTCCAGCGCAGTGAAGTCGGTATCGTCTTTGTCTTTATTGAATTTAATCGTAGCCGACCACTCCAGCAGACCGGCTAACATCAGTCGATAAGTGCTGTTTCGGTTGCTGGCATCAATTGTTCCAACAGACGAATCAATAGTCACCTCGATGACTGGATTTACAATTGACCACGTCGGGCTGGCGTAGGTCGCTGTATTTCGGTAGACAAAACAGTCTAAGCCTTTCAAAACTGCCATTTTCTATCTCACTTAAAAGCGTTCTTAAAAAAATCTGCGTACTTGTCTGCCGAACTCTCATTGGCCGGCCCCATATATGGCCTTGCCTCAATCTTTAATGCTCTTGCTGTTTTTCTGCCTCGTTTGCCAGCATTCACGTTTTTGACCCCACCAAACTCTAGAAAAGATGGTGTTCCTGTTTCTTTAAGTTTTGCTGGCCCAATAACAACGCTTTTTGTACCCTCTACAACAAAAAACAAAAACCGTTTCAGCTGGCCCTCAACCACCCTAGGCGGCTTGCCTGGTGGACTAGCTTTTTTTCGCTTCTTCATGCTGCGACGGGCAACAGTCCTAACCAGCGCACCAATGCTCTTAAGCGCTTTTCTAGTGCCACGGTCTTTGGCACTCAGAATCGGCTTTTCAGCGAATTTCACCTTTGCTTGTTTTAGGGTCACATTCAACACTGGTTTGGCCTTTTAGCTGGGCAATCTCCACCCACAATTTTTTTCTGTCTTCCTGGCACTCTTTCGACTCCGCCTCAAATTTCTTCCATAGCTGAACAAGCGCTGTCGATACGCTGCCGATTCCAGCTACCAGCATTCCAACCAGGGTTAATTGCTCTGGCCCCACGACTCACCTCCTAAACCATCTCTTAAGTCTACTGCCAAAGCGCTTTACTGTTTTTACCGGCATCTGCATGACAGGCTTGGCTGCTGCGACCACAACTGCAACTGGCTTTTTGCTCTGCATCTGGCACTGGCCATTAGGGCAATTTTGGGCAAGTGCTGCTACTAAAATTATGGTTATCATGCGATGGCTGACTCCTTTGTAAAATCTATTGGGCGCGGCTTGACGTCGGCCATGTCGCTCAGCCCCACAAACGTTGTGAAACGATGCTCCAACATCTGCCTAATTGCTTTGGGGGCAACATAGGCCCAGCCCTGCATTCCCCAGCGTCTTGACCAGCTGTTGTGGAGCAAATACCAGTACCCATCACCACTACTGACGCCAACGGCTGCATCTGGCAGATAACCACCGATCACCACTGCATGACCACCACCACCAGCGCGAAAACTACTAATGCACCCACGGCTGTCTGGTGTCATGGCCTGACCCCAGGCGATCCCGATATTAAGCAGCCCCGCGCCTGCTGCTAGCCAGGTCTTGCACTGCGGCTCCTCGGTAATCCACTGCACCGTCTTTAGTTTATGCACCAACGCTGCTTGCCACGCTGCCTCAGGAATGTTTCGATAGCCACCGCCTGGGTATCTCACTGGATTCGGGTACGGGTACACTATTTCAGCGCACACCCCGTAGTCAGTCGCCAGTTTTGCGCCGCCATGCAAGGTGCTGCCGTTGTCGCCAACAATGTTGTTTTGTTTTTGGCTGCCGAGGTACGCAAACAGCCTTGATAGCTGCAAGTACTGGCCACCAGTTGCAACGTAATGGCACCACTCCATGCACGTTGACAAACTGTGGCCTTGGCAACTGCCCATGCTGCCTTGATCTTCAGTGATAAGAATCGGCCTGGTGTCTACTCGCTCCGGCTCAGCAAATGTACTTGAGCGCAGCGTAAACGCTGGTGACATTGCCGCCAGTTCGTCGCGTTGCTCCAGGTCAATTCTGTAACCAAAGTTATCGTCCACTGAGCGCCTCAAATTGCTTTGATAGATCCATCAAGACTTCTGCGTCGGCTTGGCTTAGTTTTCCGTTGCTTAAATTCTTTTCCAGGTATTCATCAACTGGCTTGGCTGCTTTCACTCTCGCTGCCTCGGTCAATTGTTGCAGTAGTTTCAGCAGCTCGGCATCGGTCGCCACCTTTTCATTGGCAACTCCATCCGCTGCCAGGCCAAATGCTGTTCCCATGTTTTTTGCGTATTCTGTGACGAAAATACTGGCTGGCGTCTGCTGCTGTTCTGGCTGTATCGTGCAGGCGCCTAGCATGACGACCCAAACCACGAAAACGGCCACAATTGCATCAAACCATTTTTCCAAGTTACTCGCCCGCATTTTCTTTGGCCCTGTCGATAATACGTTCAACAATAGCCAGTAAAACGTTTCTCAGCATTTTGTCAATTTGCGGCTCCACCAGATTAGGTATGCCAGGCAAATCCAGTGGCGCTATCCAGTTGTCGTATAGGTCGCCAAGCAGCTTAATTACTTCGGCCTTATCCAGCGCTGCGATCATGCCCCGCATTCCGGCCAGCGCTTCAATTAAACGTTCGACCAGGCCAAACTTAGTGGTCAATTCTGCGCTGCGGGCACCGCTAATATGACTCGTCAACGATTGCTCTAGCTCGTGCAAATCCATGTTTACAATTCCTCAAAACTGACTCGTAAAATGCTTGTAAATTGCGAATACTGCCGCCAGCGTTCTTCGCTGATTGGTGTTGGCCACTGCATCTCGACAACTCGCCAGCCTGTGAATGCGTCGGCCATCATGCTTTCGATCACAATTTCCATCACCGTCAGGTATTCATCGGCCTCATTGTCCCAGTCGTCTGCATCGGCCCCGAGGGGCGCAAACAGGGCAATAAACACCGCCAGCGTTTTTGGATTGTCACCACGGTTGCGAAAAGTAACCTCGCCATCGGCTGGCACAATTAAAAACTTCGGCGCGGTCAACTCGGCTCGGTCAATGGTCGGGATGTTGCTAACAACGGTTGCAAAATCTGTGAGCGCATTGACGCGCGTTGCTACCAGCTGCCGCAAATCAAACCAGTCGCTCAAAACGCACCCGCTTTGCTTTCCACTGTGTGTATTCTGTAGGTCTTATCTTGGCGATCATGCCAGCGCCAAACAGGCTCGCCGCCAAGTTGTACCACTGTGTACTGCTTGGCACCGGCTCCTGTTCCCGCTTGGATTCGGTCACCGGCTTCGGGCTGCACACCAGCACCAAAACCGGTTACCAAATCTGCTGCGTCGATTAACCAGTCCACTTGCCGACCACTGAGTAAAACACCATCACCGGTATCTGTCTCAAATCGAGTTTCTGCTTTGGTTGCGGTCAGCGTATAGGTCGTACCGTCCTGGGCGTAGATCACGCTCTGGCTCATGTACGCTTTACGCTGGGTTCGCAACCACTCAGCACCATCGGCAAGCAAATCCATTAGGCTTCGCCTTTGCTCTTGATCCCGCCTCGCTTTTCCATCAAATTTACACCGAAGTCGTGATAGCCCCTCATGGAAATACCAAGCAAATCAAAATCAGCGTCGGCCATTTCAACGGTCGGTGTCTGCACACCATTGAGGAAAACAACCTCGATGGTTGGGAGGTCAGCAGGATCGGCCAGTAGATACCATGCCTTGGTGCTGTTGCCTGTGAAGGTGGTATTGCTCAGGTAGGGACAGGTTACCGGAATGTAACGGTTGGCAAATACGTTCGCGTTGGGTACGCGCTCGGTCGTTGCTGCTCCGCCAGTGTTGTGATTGGTGGACACAAACAGCTCTCGGGCAATGCTGTCCAGTTCTGGTGGAACTAGCAAATATCTAGCTACGATGCCAAGTGGCTCACCGTCTGGGTCAGTCTGCTTCATAAACTTTTCAGCACCAGCTCGCAGCCCTTCACTAGAAAGGTTGGTGCTGGCACCGGTAATGTAGTTGTTGTTGCCACTGGCAAAAAAACTACTGTTATCCATAAACTCCGTCCAGAACACTTTGTTCAGCTTAGTTGCTGCACCGCGGCCCAATCGAGCGCGAACGCGGTTGAACGCGCCCATGTCGTCGTTGATAATGTCCCTGCGATCGATGCCTAAGAACTTGGCGTAGGTGTCGGCCTGGTTGGTGTACTCTTGCTCGCCCAGCGTACCGTGTTTGATTCGCTCGCCGCGGCCCAGCTTTTCGTAGTCCAGGTCACCGGTCAGGCTGTAGCTTTTCATTTGCTTGAAGTCGGAAACTGGCGTAATCAACGCAATGCTGCGCCAAGACGAATCAACAGCGTTGAAGGCGTCCATAATCATCTTGTTGGCAACGTTGCTCAGAATGCCGCCAACGTCATAAGTGCTGACGCCAGAAGACGCCTGAACGTTAAACGCAGCTCGTAGTAAACCTCGAACGTCTTTGTTGCTCTCGCCACTCCAGCCGTTGCGACGGGCCTGAATTCGCAAAAACTCGGTAATGGTCAAACCCTGCTTCCAGTTCTTGCGAGCAGCTTCAATGATGTCGGCTCGGTAATACTTTTCAGTGTCAAAAGAATTGCCCATTGCCAAGCAAATCGCAGCTTCCAAAACTTCTTCGTTTACTGCTGGCTTGCTGGCACTGACTCGGCCCAGCGGTCGCAAATCTCGCATGAGGGTCAATTCAAATTGGTCAGGGCTGTTGCCACTTTCAATTGCTTTGCGGGTTGCGGCTTCGACGGTCAAAATGT